CTCCAGTGATCATCACCTCGAATATATTTAGGCTTATGCTCATGCTCTACTAGAGCATAATTGTCAAGTACTGCCTGACCGTACTCCCATGCTGCTTTAAGTTTAGATTGTATTTCGTTACATGTAAAATCATAAACTTTTGCTTCAGTGACTACGTTGTCACCAGTAAGAATGTTCTCGTCATATTCAACACGGTATTGCCGTTGGATCTTATCTCTAATATTGCTATATTCCCAAGGAGTATTTATAATGTCAGCTGACAGCATTGCGCCTACTGTATGACCACTTGTACTACTCCGCAACCGACTTTTTATTTCAAGTCCATACTTGGGAAGATCTATACCTTTTCCTCGATTAACTTTGTAACCTTTATCTTCAAGATCGTCTTCGATCCACCTTCCGATGTTGCCATGATCTTGCGTCATCGGAATAACTGTTCCGGGGATTATTGCACTATTAAGTGATATTACTTTTACCATTATTCCAGTCCTTTTTGTATTAGATAACTATTAATTCGATGCATTTCGTCTTTTAAATAAAGTTTCATAGTTTTCATTCTACGAACCTCCTCAGTTACGTATGCATTATTATACAACGATTCTATCTCTTCGTCAAGCTCTCTGTGCTTACGCTTTAATTCGTCGTAGTGTGCGCGGAGTTTATCTTCGACTTCATCATAGTTGCTCATCCTGGAGTTCCTCTAATTTAGTTTCATCTAAAGTTTCTTGATCTTCGACTTCTTCAGGCTCTTCTATATCAAACAATGCATTAAAGTGTGTACTAGAGTTCACAGACTTCTTACCTACTGCACCGCGTGTGCCAGGAATCTGCATCCATAACCTACTATTGTCTTCGACTATCTTGTTTGCTTCTTCTCTAGTAGTAGCAGCAAAAACAGCATCAATAACATCGCCAACAAATAGTTGCTCATGCTTTTCATTTACTAACATTGAAGGAACTTTGCCTGCATCGTATTGACGATTTGCTTCTTGCACAGAGTTTAAATGCATCCATACATTATGTGCCATTAAGATTGCATAGCTAAAGCTATCCCAGGAAGTTTTGCCTTCCTTACCGATCCTGTTTAGATCACCTGGTGCATAAATGCAAACATCTTTTACAGTAGTATGTTCCATTACAGGACTAGTAGCAAAGTTTTTGTGAATACCATCTTGTACTACTGCATCCTTAAATAATCTAGTATCTTGCGAATACTTTTTGTCATCCATTGCTGCTGCCATTCGATAAGACCATTTGCCACGATCTTCGATTTCAGTCTCAGTATAAACTTGACCATTTGCAGTTGCAAGGAAAGGACTAGCACAATCAAAGCTAACAGTAAACTTAGGATTATGATACTTGCGTACAGCACGTTGAATGTCAGTTAACACTAATGCCCACTCTAATTTACTAGTACCTAAGAAGTGCATCCAGTCATGTAAGCCTTCTTCCAATAATCCGTCAAAGCGCAATGCAACTAGACGTTTTAGAACTAAGTGGACATCACACATGTTTTGTCCGCCCATTCCCCAACCATTAAAATGATTGTCTGGATATATGGCAGGGTCGCAATACTTCTTCATACGATCATACCAATCGTCTGCGTCAGTATGATTCTCGCCTTGTAGCACATTTAAGAATTTGCAGTTGCCATTACGATTGTTAATAAAATAATCATTATTAATTTCTGTAGCTCGACATGCTTCTTCGTATGTGCTAATTCCTGTAGCTTTTTGACCTTCTGGACTACGAGCAACCCATGCTGGAATATCTAAACACATTCCATAATCCATTAAAGCATCCATCCAAGTTAAAACTTGCTTACGCTTTTTCATTGCAGCAGGACAATTCGGATCTTTCCAATCGCCGGGCCACTTGCCTTTACCAATCTGGAAACCGCCTGAATCGCCTAGTACAAAACTTTTGCCATCACGTGGACGAGTTCTAAACATTTCTTCTCGGTCATCTTGTTTGTTCAAGTCGAGATTAGCATGTCCTGCAGAGTACAAGCACCACTTGTAATATAACAGTGGGCTTGTAGGATCTAAGTAATTAATACTTTCTACATCATTTGTAAAGTTTGTAGGCAATCTGGATGGTTCGATGTACGGGAATCGTTTTCTTTGATACCCGATAAATGCGGAGTAAAAACCAGATGTTGCTGGTAAAAACAAGGCATAATCTTTTTGTGTTGCTGTTAAGTCTGTATTCATGCTCTCCGCCGGTCCATCCATATTACTTGCTCTGCGCTGGTAGAATATAATCGTATGTTGCCATACCTGAATCAACTGCAATCTTCATTGCACCTTGATCGCTAATGCTCATAGTAATATCACCGCTCAGATTCAAAACAGCTTGTACTGCTGCTACGGGCCAACTCCAAGTATGCTGCAATGTACCTGCTACTGCATTTTGGAATACAAACTCGCCTGCGTGTGTACTTGCATCGCCGAAGCTAAACACTAAGTCACTTACACCAGCAGTTGCTTTGGTAGTAACATTAAATGTAGGCTCTTCGGTATGTGCCGCACTCATTAACTTCATACGTCCGATACTAGCAACACTTGGCTTAAATTCTACAGCCCATGCAGCACCTTTAAATGTAACATTTTTTAACTTCTCTTCGATAATTGCTTTGTTCATAAAGCGATAATCATTTTCAAAGTCACCTGCGTTGTTTTCAAAGTGAATATGCGTTGGCATAGTTTCGCCATTACGTTCTGCTGTAATTACATCAATCTTAGCATCTTTCTGATACTCGGGATTTTTCAAATGCAATGCAAGTTTGTCTAAGTTAGGCATACCAAATGTGCCAACAAACTCAGTAACTGGTGTGTGGGTAGTTGCAGATAAGATAACACTCCTATCCTCTGCCATTGAATTAACACTAGTAGTACCATCTTCCGATGTGACTTTGACTAGTGGTAGGAAACCTAGTGCATGTGTGTGTGCTACTACGTCTTGTAAGATATCTTTCATACTGTTTCTCCATTGAATAAGTTTATTATAACGCCTTTTTTGGCCTTTGTCAAGTCTTTCTTTACTGAGTATTTAGGTTCGTACCCAAGTGCTTTCATTTTTTCTAAGTTAGCACAAGTATAAAAACGCTCTCCCGGGGTATTTAGACGTACTGGAACATCAGTTGCTAAATCCTGGATCTTTACAGGAACTCCAGATCCAATATCAAGTACACCTTTAACGTAATCACATTCTATTAAAATATTAATAGCATCAATCACATCAAGTAAGTGTACAAAATCTCTGTAGTGTCTAGTAACATATTCTAGTTCACCGTTAAATAGTTTATCAAAGAACATACCTTTACGCGGAGTATGAGACCATACTGTATGAAATCTCATTCCTAGTGTATTAGGATAACGTTCTGCAAGTTCTTCTAGCACATACTTAGACGCTGCGTAAGGGTTCAAATCGGGCTCGTAAGCACTCGAACTGCTCGCGTACAGTATACGTGTGTTTTGATAACGCTCAAACAAGCGCCTGCTTGCTTCGATGTTATTCATCCAGTATGCTGCTGGATCCTTAATGCTTTCTCTTACACCCGACCGTCCTGCTAAGTGTATAATTAAGTCAAAGTCTTTATTTGGAAAGTCACAAGTTAGTAAGTCATTTCCTTCCACTAAATCAATACCTGTAACAGTATGATTAAGTTTAAGTGCTCTTAATAGACTAGAGCCTATAAAGCCTCTATGTCCTGTTAGTAGTATATTCACGTAGCCTCTCCCATGTGTGTTGCCATCCTTCTACATGATGGTTTATACCGCTGTAGTTTGCTAGTTTTAATGGATAATCGTTGCCATCTATGTCGATGTCCTGTAGTAGTTTTCTTAGCATTTAACTTTGTACTACTTACTACAAGATTGTTAAGTTCGGTATTATCTGTAACAACATACCGACTATCAGACTTAACAACTTCACCGCCTATATCCCAAATAATATCATTCATACATTAACTCCTTTAACTCTCTAAGCTTTTCCATAAGCTCTTCAATAGTATTTAGGTCCTGTTCGTTCTCCGTATCAATTTCTATCTCTAGTTTAATCTTCATTTTACTCTCCAAAGTCAAACAAACTAGTAAATGTGTTATGACGCTTAGTATCCTCTAATGGATAGTTAAGCACACCAATTAAGTTGTCTAACTTATTATCAATAATAGTTTCCGCCATCGCTGCATCATCAAACGGAAGTTCTTTGAACCATTCCGGCAAACGCATTTGATCTGTCGGATACGCTACGCTTGTATAGCCTAATGGATTAGGTTTTAGTTTGCAAACAATAACTTTCATACCGTCTACAACTTCTTCAGAATACTTGTCGCCGTTCATTCGACGTAGTGTATTCCAGTTAATACTTGCTCGAACGTGTCCGGGCATGTTAGCTTTACCTTGCTTCTCTTCTAAGCGGCGATAGTGTCCAACTTTGTTTGCACGTTTAGGTGAACCTTTCTCCCAACCCGGGCGCTCATGGAACTGTTGACGGAACTCTGTAATACGCTCAAGTACATCAGTACGCGGCTTATCAGTAAGTACCATAAGTAATAGCTCGCTTAGAAACTCCTGCATAAACACAGGTGTATCCGACCTACGTAAGTCTAAGCCCATTGCTTTTACTTTACCAACTTTACCGTCAATGTCTGTTCTAAAGCCTTCGTTGTCAACTACTAATGCTGCATAACGCTTCTTAGTAATATACAAGCCCGACTGTGCAACAATCTCGCGTCCTGCTGCAATAACAGTTGCACGACTCTTTGGACAATGATGCGACTTTGCCATCATCTCAGTAAACGTACCATCAACTGCGCCACATATCTGATCATACAATGTAATTGCTTTATCAGTATCCCATTCGATCTTACCTGATTCGATATCATTTTGTAAAGTAGGCCAAGCACTAAAGTAGACCGAATCTGTGTTATGAACCAAATGTCCATTTGCAAAGAAAAACGGATCGTCTTCGGCAATGCTTATATCATATACGTACTGGTCGCCTGTGTTTGGTATCTTTTCTACGCTTGCTACTCGTTGTCTTATTACTTCAGCCATGTTATGCACCTTTGAATTATTGTTTTAGGATCAGCCAAATACTCTGACTCCCATATGATTAGTGTGTCTATGTTACGCTTATCTTTTAATGCTTGAATCTTCTTTGCATCTTTTTCCCATACGTGTCTTGCTAATAACTCAGATTGTGGATGATACCAGTTTTCAGCGTATTTGTTAGGATTGCAATGCCAGTAGTCGCCATTAAATTCTATTGCTTTGTCATTGTGTACAATGTCATAAAAGTTTGGCTTGTCATTTGCCCAAATGCAATATTGTTTCGTTTTGTAATAATAGCGCAATTCTTCTTCCAGTGCAGACATTATTTCATCAGCAAACTGCTTTTCTAAATTACTTGAATATTTTTCTGACTGTTTATAATTAGCAATTATATCTAGTGCTACTGCTTCATCACAGTTGTTTCTTTCCATTACTACATCTAGTGAGTGTGACTTTATTCTACACACTTCATTGTACATGTCTGTACCAGTTGTAGTACCAAACTTTTCTATGAAATATTCTTTTGTGTTTGTGTATGCCTGTCTATCGCAATATGATTGCCATTTAATAGCACCTGTCACTTCACCGTGCCGTTCTATTAAGTTTTTTAATGTAACAGCTCTTGATTTATTATATTCATCAAAGTCGGCTTCGATCCATCCATGTTTCTCTTGTTTGTATTGCAGCGTATTAGAATACGCTTGTTTTCTTTTATAATCATCCCATGCAGCTTGACCCTGCACTGTTCCGTATTTCTTTTGCATATTAACTAGTGTGCAGGCTGTTGACTTAGCAACCTCATCGTCTACTAGTTTAGCATGGGGATATGCGATTTTGTATTCTTTACCGTTCTTAAACTTTCCAGTACATTTATAAAAAAAATGTGTCCACTGTAATCTTTTTGCGACTGTGCCGCACTCTATACATTTTGGCATGACTATGGTGATACTCCTATCGTTGTATGCTTGCTATACTTATTTAACATCATAGTCAAAAAACCCTACTTAGCAAGAGTAATAACTAAATCATTTTCTTGTAAATCTGTTGCCTTTATTTCCAGTAAGAACCCATCTCGGTCTATCATTAAACTGTGATCTTCTGTTACTGTAACCGACGTTCCGTCTTCCATTGTTACCTTGTATAATTGCTTAGAAGTTTTATGACGCATAACATAGTTCATTTTAGAAATAGTAATTTTATCATTTAATGCATGGAATCCAAGTGTTGTAATGTCCGAGTCGTTAAACATTGCATATTCCTTTCCACTAGGATGTAATACTTTATCCTCAACTGCATCAAACAAATCTTCAATTGCAATCATGCCATTTGATGTGTTAATCATCGAATCACCGGTAACGCTATCACCATAGATAACAGCATCACCTACGTGATCGTATACACCTGTAATAACTTTGTTTGCTTCTGCACTCATGTGCTTAACAATTGTGCGTCCTGTAAGTGTAGTACTCTGTCCAATACGCTTGTCAAAGAATCTACATCCTGGATTAAGAATAGCACCATACAAACTGTTCAAGTTAATCTTCTTAACCAACTGTCGCTTATCCCAATACTCAGTTTCAACAGCATTGCCTGCGTCTTTAGCTTTCTTAAGATGCGCCTGCAATTCTTTACGTTCACTGTACCAACGCTTTAGAATACCTGGAATAACACCTTCAAACTCTGTAGTAAAGATAGTACCATTAGCACTAAGCATCCAAGGTTGATTGCTGTCAAATACTAATTGATAAATCTCTGCACCACTTAGTACATCACTGCGTCCATCTTCCCAGTCAATTGTAAGCGCAATAGCCTTGCTCTGGTCCATAACTGCTTCGTATTCTTCTGTAGCAAAGCGTCCTTCCCAGCTACCAGCAAAGCTTTTCTTCTTTAAGAACATGTCTTCATGTACTCGAGCGTCACTAATATCCGGACGTATCTGTCCTATAACAGTTTCAGGAGCCATATTTAATGCACGAATCACACTAGGATATAGCGAATTCAAATCCATTGAACATATCCACTTGTGCAAGCCTTTTTTAGGATACGCAACGTATGCACCAGCAGCTTGTGTAGCTTCCTCATCGCGCTTTTTACGATTAGGTACTTGTAAGCCTCTGTGCCATGCTTCGTTAACGATAGCTTGCTCTGTAACAGCTACAGCACCCATTGTAGTTTGTAGAAGCACTGTGTTGCTGTGTGCTAGTTCGTTGCTTAGATCAATAAAGCGGAGCTTCTTATCCAACTTGTCAAGTAGTGCAGTATCCTGAATGTTATATTGAATAAACTTGCGGAAGTCGTTGTTGTAAAGTGCGTCAAGTGTACCTTCGTACTGCGTCTTATTTTCACCTACTTCAATTTCACCAATAGCATCTAGTCGATATGTGTGACGTTCTTCATAAGTGTACTTACGGTATAAGTTCAAACTATCTAAGTGTACACGCCCGACTAAGTCAAACGTTTCACTTTCTTTGCCAAACTTTTCGTACATACGCTTCTTAGGAAGTTGTCCCCACAAGCAGAATCTACGTGTGTCATCTTTGCTTAATACCCTTGCAGTCCTGTTTACAGTATATGGAATATCATATCCTTCACTGTTCCAACCACTAAGTACGTCACTGTCTTCAATTAGTGTTAAGAAAGTATCGATCATGTCGCCTTCTTTCTCAAACAACATTACATTGTCAATGCCTTCTAGTTCTTTACGTGCTTGCTCCATAGTAAGTGTCTTAGGAGGAACAGCAATACACACCATTGTGTCTAACCACTGCAAGTATACCGAGATACTTGTAATAGGCATAAACGGATCACTAGGATCAGCAAAGCCTTTCTCTGGATCAAAGTCAGTTTCGATGTCGAAAAACGCAATGTTTAGTTTAGGTGCATCTTGGTTAAGATAGTTTTCACTTAAACACTGAAAGATAGGATTAATATCACTCTCAAACAGTTCTTTGTCTCTGTTAATGGCTACTTCTTTGCGGAAGTCTTTTGTGCTTTTGCACACAATACGACTCAGCGGATCACCGTACACACTTTTGTACTTGCCCTTTTGGTCTTTATAATAAAATGTATATTTTACAGGGTATTCGCGGAAAGTTCTCTTCCCGTCTTTGCGTTCAACTGCCCGAATAATATCGGCGTCTCGGTCGAACAGTGCGTCAACATACATAGTGGGGTTTCCTTTTGTGATAATTTTGATAAATACATACGTAGATGCTACGTACAGGAATAATTAAATGTCTAATAAACAATCTATTGCTCAAAGAAAAAGATTTTCTAATTCTGTAAATCATAGAAAAAACAATTGGATTTGTGAATCTAATAAGATTCACAACGACAAATATGATTATACTAAAGTTGAATATAATAGTCAACTTACAAAAGTTGAAATAATTTGTCCATTTCACGGCAGTTTTTTTCAAAGACCTTGCGATCATAAAAATCAAAAACAAGGGTGTCCTAAGTGCTCTCATAATTTTCCTCTAACTAAGGAAGACTTTATAAACAGAAGTAAATCTCTATATAAAGAAAAATATAAGTTATTAAGCAGCTTTAAAGGAACAAAACAACCTGTAACTTTATCATGCTCTGTCCACGGAGAATTTAAGTTAAAGTCTGCCCAACAGCACTTTAGTAAAAACGGCGGCTGTCCGACATGCTGGTATGAACTACGTTTAGAAAATCTTAAGCCCGGTAATATTTCCAAAAAAGAAACAGAATGGTTAGATTTATTAAATATTCCGTTAAGACAGGAGAAAATAATCATAGAAAACAACACTTATCTTGTTGACGGGTTTGATCCCGAATCAAATACTGTTTACGAGTATTATGGTTCATTTTGGCACGGAAATCCTGAAAAATATAATTCAGACGATGTAAATACCGTACTAAACAAAACATTCGGCGAGTTGTATCAAAAGACCTTAGACAGAGAATCTGTAATAAAAAAACATTATAATGTAATTTCTGTTTGGGGGTAATCGCGTCTACGTAACTCATTCATTCTCCTTACAGATTGTGGCCTGCATACCTTTTACCTGCTCTTAAAGTGAGCGACTCTAAAATACTTAGTTAGTTTAAAATAAACAATTGTATAAATGATATTAAATTCATCATAGTAAACCAAGTACACAGCACGATTACAAACGCTGCACGGCGCTTTACAGCGCTGATAATACCCAGTATACTACCTACTAGATACATTGGTACAAAGATGCGTGTAGCAGGATCTAAGATAGTAAATGTTAGAACAGCACTAGCACTAATTAGCAGCACTGCTTCTACCATTTCACAGTAGAACGCTACAGGACTAGTCTTGTAACTGTTCTTAAAAAACTCTGTAATTTTATTAATCACTATTTGTCAATACCTACTGTTGCAACTAGGGTTTCAAGATCGTCATATGCATCTGCATGCTTATCCCAATCACGTTTTAGTCCAATTTTAATTGCTTTGTTAATTAAAGAAGCCTTAATGTCAAGTTCTTCTGCTACTGCTTTTACAGTGTCTTTGAGACCACCCTGCAAGTCTTCAATCTCTTGCATTACTGTTACGCCTTCTTGGACTAGACGCTCAAGTTTTGCCTTTTCTTCTGCACCGTAGGTACGATCGCTCATATGTTCTCTCCTGTTGAGTTATGTTGTTAAGTATATTATAGCGCACATCGTGAAAAAAGTCAAGTAAAAACTTGACTTTATTTGATTTATTTGTGTAGGGTTACTTTTTAGCGTTTAGCTTGCGGTAAAGCATTTCTTTAATTGATTCTGTTGCAAAATCAAGCTGCTTCTTGTGCTTATCTTTACGCATAGGCTGCTTCTTCTTGTTTTGATCTGTATGTACACCAGAACCACTCGATTGTGCATGTGATGCAACAGGATTTCTAGTCTTTGGCATTTTTAGCTTAGGAGCTTCTTGTACATCTTCTGCCATCCTTGCCATAAAATCATCAAACTTTTTCGATTTTCTAGGATCTGCTGCAATCTTGTGCAATTGTGCAGTATGCTTCTTAAGGAAAGTACTTAATGTAGCTTGTGAAGGCTTTTTTGCAACTACGTTAGTTTTATCTTTAGGTTTTGATTTGCCCAAGCTTTTTAACGGATTCTCAACACCAACTGCGCCTAAATTATTATGGTTGTCCCATCCTCGCTTAAAAGCACCACCGACATCCAATTCATTAACAGTTTTTTGTGATTCGTTCAACGGCACATCAGGTAATCTAACTCCTGCCAGTGCAGCAAAATCATTTAGACTGTAATCGCCTTCAACAGGCATAGTACCTTGTTGTACTTCTACACTTTCCTGCAGGAAGTTTTCTTCAGTTTGCACACTTTCTTGCGGCACACTGCCAACAGACTCGGTTAGTCTACGTAAGTCTTCTGCTCGATCACTTGGATCTAAGTCAAATAGTTTTTGTTGTAGTGCTGCAAAATCCATATTAGTCTTCCCAAATCTTTGAAAGTCTGTCACCCATTGATCTGATAGCTTCTGCATCAGTCATTTGTGCTCGGGGCTTTTCAGGTTCTGTTTGAGAATTTACTAGTGGCGCCGCTATAGTATTTGACTGCATTACAGTCTTTTCACGATTACCGTCTACTGCACCAAATATATCTTCTGCGTTTACTGGTTTATACATAATATTATTTTCCTAGTTTAGTTTTTAACTTTGCCTGGAGTGATTCTTTGTAGGTTTCAGATACTGCATTACAGTTACAATGCTTACAAGTTGGAGGACATGTGCAATCTTCTGCTAATGTATCAGCGCCACAGCACTTGTCTGAACAGGTTTTATCTTTTGCTTCTGTAACTTCACCCATTGGACTTTCTTGATACTCTAGGTGATGATAAACACTACCAATCATATCTGCTGATTTAGTAATTTTAGATTGTACCCAGCCTTCTAAGCCGTCTCTTTCACTTACGCCTTTGAGCATTTCGTGTAGTTTGATAGCATACTTTGCTAGTTTGTAAAGTTCAGCACGAGCCATTTGTACTTCATGGTCTTGTTCAGCTAGATGTGCTTCATCGCCTAAACCTTCTTTAACTTGTTCGTTTGCTCTTTTTAAAACTGCTGCAACTTGTTTATGCTTAGATAACCCTGGGCTCAGCTTTTCAATAGCTGCCGTTGCGCCTGTCATGTTGCCACCCATTTTACTAGCAATAGCTAAGGCTTGCTTTACAACACTTGGCGAATGCTCTTCGCTTAATTCTTTTTCTCTCATGTGAGTGACTCCAATACGTATTATGTAGTATTTATGCTTTCTTCTTTGCTTTGGATTTCTTTTTAGGCTTTGTAACACGGCTGATAGGTTCACTGCCAATGCCACCGTTGACAAATCCATTGCCGCCGCCCATACTAGTTGCAACACTAGCAGATGTCATTTCTGTTGTTTCGCCCATTTTAGCTTTATTTAAAGCAAGCTCTTTGCGCTTTTTATTAATATGGGCTTCTGTGTCTTTGTCTATGCCACTTTTTGATTTGCGAATCTCTCTTTCAATATCGTCTAAATCCATACGATGACGCTTATTCTTATCTTTATCAGTTTCAGCTTCAGGAATTAAAGTGCCAGCTGCTTGTAACATTCGCTTGACATCGTACTCGTCAATATCAAAATCATAGGCTATTATATCTATTGCTGTTTCTGAGTCTTTGCTTTGGTCTATTAGTTCTTTATAATACTCAACTACTTCTGGAGCAAGTCTTATCATATCTTGTCCCATTTTTTGATTTCGTTCTTTATTCCAAGCATCAAGAGCATCTTTGTCTAAATTTGAATGTGGGTTTTTAAAAGGTATTACATCACCTTCTTTTAATATTTCATTAATTTTCATTTTACTTTTCTATCCTTCAGTATATCTTTAATTACAGTTGTGCCTCTATCAGTAAAGAGCCCCGGTACCACAGCGTGTATTAACAGCGCCGGTATAAGTATCTGTAACTTTATTGCTACCTTAATAGCGTGGAACATATGTTCTAAACCTGTTTCATTTTGATCTCGCAGGTGTTGTTTACATTTCTTACTAAACATTATTTCTTTTTCGCTTTCCCTGCTTTCATATTAGCCATCCAATGTGCCATGCGTTGTTTTTCACCACTGCTATTCTTTGCAGTTTTACGTAAACTACTTACACTTGCTTTAGTATTTACCCCACTGCGCTTGGCTAAACCTTTACGCCCTGGCTTCTTACCATCAGCAAAGTTTTCAGTCATCCCTAAGTTAAACATTACGTTAGTACTAGAACCTTTTACTTTTTTACTTAGCGTAGGCGGACGTCCGTCTTTGTCTACTTTATTGCCAAACTTAGCAGCTTGCTTTGTAACTTCATCAGGACCAACATCGTGTGTTTGGTTCTGTTTAGTGATGCGGCCAACGCCTTCTGTTATTTCAGATATTTTCATGTTACCAAATCTTTATTATATGAAAATCTACAGGCTTTAAAAACTTAATTTCATGTCTGCGATCTTTTAAGTCGTTGAATACAAACAGTTTAGGCGAAGCTTTAATTATTTTCTTAGCTGCGTATTGTCTTTCTCTAAACTTTTCGGTCCTTATACCATCTTTGTGTGTAGTAACTTCATCAGGAACAGTGATAATAAGTTGATACTCTTCCCGTGTAACTCTTTTCCACCAATTTCTTAAACCCATTACTTACGTCCTCTAAATCCTTTAGGCACATTCTCACCTGTCATTTTTGGAAGGCCAAACCATAGTTCGAACCATTCTTTATCGCCGGGCTTGATGTTTTTTGATTTCATTTGTTTGACATTGCTTGCAGCAGCGTCACTAATGTTTTCTAGAGTGTACTCTGTGTAACCTTTAAATTCGTTTACACCTGCAAGTTGCTTTATGCGCTCTAGTTCATCCATTTTTTCGTAAAGCTAGAGAGATATCTTCGCGTGTGATAGTATAACGCTTGCCGCCACGTGTTTTAATTTCTCTACCTACCATCATTTTTAATAGTTTGGATAGTTTTTCAACATCTTGTTCTTTGTCTAAGTAGTCCATAATTAAATTTTTAATATAAGGAACAAGTGAAACTTTATCTACTACAACATCAGATTCTTTAACTGACTCTTTTTTACTTTTCATATTTTTTACTGTTTTTTCTATTTTGTCTAAACGAGCAGCAAGGTCATCTGCCTCTTCGTCATTATCAAAATCAGTTGCTTTAATTAAATTTTTGTTATCAGTAATTGCTGCCAACATTAATTCTAAATCCGAGTCTGCGTGTGGATAACGAGCTTTTAATCTTGCCATGGCCCTTACAGTTTGCCCGGTAACTCCGTCAGTGCCATCTTCTTCGACTGGTGCATCAGAACCGCCAAGGGCTTTGTCGAGTAACTGTACTGCTTCATCGTGTCCATTACCGTACATAAGAGCAGCAGCTTTATGTTTGTCTTCATCACTCATATTGGGCCAAGTTGCACGTAATTCACTTGCACTCTTGATTTGCATGCCACTAAAGTCAAAGTTAATAGTAGGACCATATGCCATGTATCCCATTTCATCAGATGAGTTTAAATCTTTGCCTGTGTATGTTCTTAAATATCCTGGCTCGCCATTCTTCTTAGTTTGATCTGGCTTAGGATGTTCAGCTTTGTCTTTTTGACTGCGTACAAATACAAGTGCAGTAGTATCATCTACAATATCTTGGTAGCTCATAGCATTAAAAGGTGACTTGACTTGTATGAAATTGCTTTCGGGAACACCTGCCATGCCTGCTAGTTTCTTCTTTACATCAAATGGAAAAGGTCTAGCTGCGGTATCGTTAGTTGCAGCAACATAAACATTGCCTTGTCCGAATGTTTTTACCGCCCAATCATAAAGACTTTTATGCCCAGGATGAAACGGATGAAATCCACCAGGCATGACTGCTACAATACGTTTTGCCGGAGCTTCATATAAGTCTCTAATAAACATTAATATGCTCCGTCTTTAATCATTTTCATTTCTTCGCCGAAGATTTTATTAATTATTAGACCTTTGTCTTCATCTCTAAAAACATTTTCTGGTTTGCCAAGCTGAAACCTTTTACAATATGTTTCCATTGCATTACCGCATACTTCGCCTAAACAATCTTCAGCAACACACTCGTCACCTGCATCGTGCCGATCTTTCATATTCATAATAGCAGGAAATAACTGCTTACGATAAAACATAGGATCGTTACGCATGAAGATAGCAACATCATCTGCTACATCAAATGGCAAACTGTCGTTAGTTGGCGCTGCAAATTCATCTATTCTCATATTACCACTTCCATTTTCTTATACGTGCTTAGTTGTTCTACTATGATTAGTTATTTTATAGATAGTATAATGCATTACCAAGCCCTACAACTCCAATATCTCGCGCCAGTACGCGGTCCTGGATTATCACAATTGTGTCTTGCTCTAAAACTCTTTCGTGCGCCTGGGTTATTCTTTTTAATCTTCATAGCTTTACCTTTAACACTGCTTCCACCGTGTCCAAAGTTTACTTTTTTAGTATTACCTGTCTTAGGATCTTTAACATACACCTTAAACTTCTTAACATCACCTTGCATAGGCTTGCCTAGTTTAACTGTGCGTCCTTGATATTCTGCTTCGTCCATGATGTCGTCATCGTTGTACCACATTTCACCGTATTGTGCATAAAACTCGTCATCATCGTCATATGTTTCTTCGTCAATTTCTTCTGCATCTGAACTAACTTCGATATCGAAGTCTTCGTAGCCTTGTTCAAACATAAGATTAGCAAGACGGTCTGCATACTCGTCTGATTCCTGTTCGCTTAATTGACGAGAAAGTGGTATTTGATATACAGTAGCTCCTTGCGCTGTTTCATATAGCTCAGTACCTGGAAAGATTGATTCGTCTAGCTGTGATGCTGACTCTTGCTTTTCCATTATTACTCTTACAAAGTGTTCCATGTTGTCTACCTTAATGATTTAGTGTTACTGAGCTAACTGTGCCGTCAGTATAAACTACTTTGGCTCTAACCCATACATAATTGCCAGTAAAACTTGCAATTTTACTTGCTGTTTCTTCTGTTGCTGCATATGTATGTACATCAAACCAGTCTGCTTCTACAGGAGTAACTGCAAGGGTGCCTTGTATAGTTATTGTACCTGTTAGTCCACTGTAGGTGTACTGTACGCTGTGCAATCCGTCACTACGTCCGTAGTAACCGTCACCTTTAAAATTTGTTCCAGTGACAGTCGTAACTGTACTATCCCCTGGGTGTGTATTAGTTGATAAAATTATTTCACTGTTAGCTGCCATACTAATATTTATCAATATCGCCGCTGTATACTAATTTATCTACTGACCTAATACTTGCGCCAGCTAGTATTGTTACAAGGCTCAATACCTTTTCATCTCTTAAATAAATGTATAGACCATTTAAATATCCATAACTTTCTAAACTTTCTAGAGCAATTTTGCCTATTTTACATTTATCATCGTTAGCACGTAGCCAATTTGCAAAATCCTTATTAACCCGTGTGCTGTTAAACCAAACTTTTAATGGTAATTTTGGCACTTCGTCAACAATTTGAATTTTAGTTTTACTTTTAAGAAGTTCTATATATGCAACATTAGGTTCCCAGAATTTAACAGCCGTTGTGTTAAGTTTGTTGCCAAGAGTTAAAAGGAATTCTCTATTATTGGAAAATAGCGTAATTGTCGAATACGGATCTATTCTTAGTTTGTACTCATTAGAATTTTTTAGTGCAGAATAAAGTGTCATTGCATCAAAGTAATCGTTATTTGCAATAGGAATATCAGTCCTCCATGCTCTTTTAAATAAAGGAAAGTTGTTTCGATAATCTTCAGCAAGGCGATCAAGCTCTCTCCTTGCGTAACTTAACTTTTCTTTCTTTTGTAAGTCAGATCTAAAAATGGAGTTAAGTTCATTCCGGAATACCAATTTATAAAGGTATTCCGAAAAGAACAGTTTGCGCGACTCAAGCAGTTTCAACTTGGAGCTCTTTGACACAATCTAGTACTAGTTCTCCGTCTCTAAAGTCAACAGTAACTTTACCGCCATTCTTTAGATCACCGAACAAGATTTGCTTTGATAACGGACGCTTAATGTCTCTATCAATAACACGCTGTAGTGGTCTTGCACCCATCTTAGGATCAAAGCCTTCATCAACTAAATGATCAAGTGCTTCGTCACTAACAGTAATGTCAATGTGCTTGTCTTTGACCATGTCTTTAAGTTCAACAAGGAACTTACCAACAATCTTCATCATAACAGGCTTACCAAGACTTGCAAATGTAATTACACCATCTAAACGATTGCGGAACTCTGGACTAAAGTACTTTTTAAGTGCTTTATCTTCGTACACATGATCACTATCCTTACCAAAGCCAATAGTATTCTTCTCAGCATCCTTAGCACCTAAGTTAGTAGTAAGAATTAGTACACAGTTTCGAGCATCTGCTTCCTTGCCGTTGCTACCAGTTAGCTTACCATTATCCATTACTTGCAACAAGATTTGTGCAACATCTGGGTGTGCTTTTTCGATCTCATCCAACAGTAATACACAGTTAGGTGACTCTTGTAGCTTAGTAATTAAGATACCTGCGTTCTCTTCGTGTCCTACATAGCCTGGAGGTGAACCAATTAGCTTACTTACACTGTGCTTCTCCATGTATTCACTCATATCAATACGTACAAGTTTTACACCAAGTTGACTAGCAAGTGCTTTGGCTGTTTCAGTTTTACCTGTGCCTGTTGGACCCATAAACACAAACGCACCTACTAGCTTATCGTCTGCTTTAAGCCCTGCTTGACTAACAAGTATCTTATCTACAATTTGTTCAATTGCAGTATCTTGTCCGTAAACAACTTTCTTAATATTCTCTTCAAGATTAGCAAGATTAGCTGATTCACGTTCTGCAACTTGATCCGTAGGCAAGTCTAGCATCTTAGCAAGTTCGAATTGAATACCTTCTTCAGTAACAATCTTTTCTTCCGAAGTATCATTATTAACTTTAAAGCGTGAACACGCAACATCAATTAAGTCAATAGCTTTGTCAGGAAGCTTCTTATCACTCTGATACTTTACACTAAGTTTTACTGCTGCTGCTATAGCGCCTTCTGTAATAGTAGTACCGTGATATTCTTCGTAATACTTCTTAATACCTTCGAGAATTTCTGTAGTTGTTTCTTTACTAGGCTCACCTACTACAACACGCTGGAATCGACGCATCAATGCACGATCTTTTTCAAAGTACTTGCGATACTCTTCCCATGTAGTCGAAGCAACAACTTTCAAGTCACCTTTACTTAGTGCAGGCTTCAGCATATTAGCAAGATCATTTGAACTATTGCCGCCACCTGCTCCAGCGCCACTCATCATGTGTGCTTCGTCAACAAACATAATAGTTTTGCCTTGCTTTTGTAGTGCTTGTAGTACTAATTTAAAGCGTTCTTCAAAGTCTCCGCGATACTTACTGCCAGCAAGCATAGCGCCGATGTCTAAGTTGTATACTTTATACTCTTTAAGGAACTCTGGCACAGTGCCTTGCTCGATATTGTATGCAAGACCTTCTGCAATAGCAGTTTTACCTACGCCTGGATCACCCACCATTAGGACGTTGTTTTTAGAACGACGTCCTAATGCTAGTGCAAGACTTTCGAGCTCTTCGCCACGCCCGATAATAGGATCGACTTTGCCGCGCTTAACTTGGTCATTAAGATTAGTTGTAAATGCTCGTAGTGCCTTGCGAGCTTCTCCGCTCATTTCGTCGTCTTCGCTTTCGTCTTCTTCGTACTCGTTATTTAAAAATTCAGAAAACTTTATTTTCTCGCATCCGCCTTTTTCTAAGTAGTATGCGCATATGCTTTTCTTCTCAGATAGCATAGAAAGAAGTACATCGGTTAACTCAATATGCTGCCGTCCAGCAAACAATACTTGTGTGAATGAACGGTTAAGGACACGTTCTACAGTTGCAGTTTTCTTAGGTTTAAATTTTGTTGCTTCAATTGTAATATCGCCGCATTGTGTCTTAAGATGATGCTCAAGATTAGCTTTAATATAATCAACATCGGCGCCATACATTGTAGTAACATTAACGAAATTTTCCTCACAGAACATTGCATATAGCAAATGTTCTAGAGTTATATACTCATGCTGCAACTTTTGTGCATCTTTGATTGATTTATCAAAAACAAGTTGTAATTCTTTGCTTGGTTCTACCATAGTAGTTTAACGTCCTTTATTAATTTCAATCTTTAATTGTTGTATTTTGTCTAACACATCTTTATCAGTTATTTTAGGTATATCTATACCGATAGTTATATACATATTACCTCTTTTGCCTGTTTGCATATTTGGCAAACCATATCCTGGGATATTAAATGTTTGGCCTGGGTTTGTGCCTTGTGGTACTTTTAATTCTAACTTCTTGTTTTCTAGTGTTGTAACTAGTATAACACAACCTAGTAATAAGTCAAATACATTTACGTCTTTTTTTGTAATTAAATTATCTGAATCTCGTTCCCAGTGCTTTGTCTTTTTAACTTTTATCCGTACTAATAAATTACCCCTAGGGTATCTTGGGTGTCCATTATCGCCCAAGCCTTCATATTGTATCGTATCGCCATGTTTTGCTCCTGCAGGCACATCAACTGTGACTGTTTCCATTTTTCCTGTTTGCAGTTGATACTGGATTATTAAATTTTTACCAGTTAATACCTCTGCTAACTCTATATCAGCTTGGACATTAATATCTCTATTGCGAGGAGTCTGTCTTTGTTGCTGTTGACCAAACCCGTGTTGAAAATGATGTTCAAAAGGTGTCCCTGCAAACGGGTTTTGACCTTGTTGCTGTCCGCCAAATGGATTTGCTTGCTGCGGATGATCATATGCATTACGTTTGTCACTATTACTCAAAACTTCATACGCTTGCTGAACCTTAACAAACTCGTCTTGGTTACCTCCCCTGTCAGGATGGTGTATCATACTTGCTTTCTTGTATGCTTTCTTAATATCTTGTGGGGAAGCGTTACGAGTAACACCTAGAATAGAGTAATAGTCCATACAATTACTTATCGCATGGACTATTACACGTTGTTAGTAGTGATTTACTTTTTGTTGATTG